ATCACTATAATCATTCAAATCTATAATCTTAAATTCTTTTGATTTGTAAACTACCTTTTGCCCTATTTCTAAAGGGGCGTTAGCGTGTATTTGTAGATATTGTTTGCTCCAATTAATCGCTTCTATATTAAGATTTTCTTTTTGAGCTACTTGCACCACAGCTTCAATATTTGTATCTGTTATAGTTTCTATTGGTTGAAAATCTACAGTTGTTATAGTTATTACTCTATAAATTATGGTTTGTTTAAAATCATCTAATATACCTGATACATCAATCATTTTTACCTCACTACACTTGTTATTGAATTTCTTAAGTTCCCTGTGTCAATAAGTGGTTTAGAACTTCCTTTTCTCGCTATGGTGTAAGGACTATTGGCTTTCCAATTATTTTTAACAAAACTTCTCTTACTAATACCCTCTGCAAAAACTCCTATCTGCTCAAGTGCTTTAATAGGCTCTATTTCTTTACCGCTCATTTCAAATCTTTTTTGGATAAATGCGTCTATATCTTTTTTATTTTCTGCAAAAGGTACACGCAAGAAACTTCTTTGTGGGATATTATCCATACCAAATTCGTGAATAGCTCCTATTTCAATAATACTCGCTCCATCTTTATAAGTTTTAGTAGATTTTTCTTTAGGCAGTCCAACATAAACCGCTTTGTTTTTCACATCATCTATAGTTTGTGCATAGCTTTGTAGCTTTTTTAAATTGTCTTTTAAATTAGACATACTTTACCTGCTTTAATTTTGTTTTTCATATCAATGAATTTTTTACCATATGCTGTAGTAGTGTAATAATTGTTATATTCATCGTAAGTAGGATTATTGTAAGATACTGAAACATTACCCACACTTTTAGAAGCTTCACTTTTTAAACCGCCTGTTTTTCCATTTTCTGTTGCTGTTGCCATAGACAATTCGTGAGCAGTTAGATAAGAAATACCTTTATCGTATAATTTACCCCAAACCGTTTGAGAAATTTCAAGTTCGGCATCATCTAAAAATAGTTGTATTCTGCTGTCATCTATAGTGCTAAATTCGGGAAACCGTGATTTAAAGTCTGTAGGAGTTACCATAATTAAACCTTTTTGATTTAATCAAATATAAAAAGGGGAGTTGTTAAACTCCCATTTTATATTAAGCTTCTTTTGTTTTTTTAACAGTTTTTGTTTGAGTTTCTGCTTTCTCAATAATGCCATTTGCAATAGCATTATCAATTTTTTTAGACTCTTTTTCAGTTGGAGATTCTACTTCTAGAACCCCGTCAACGCTTTTAAATCTTCCAATTTCTAAAGTGTTTTTGATTAATACTTTATATTTAGGCATATTAAACTCCTGTTAAAATTCTACCAGAAGCGTTCTCGATTATATCCAAGCCTGCTACTCCAAACATAGACTCAATAGAGTGTCTAGAGCCTTGTGTAAACTGATTGTAAAGCTTTAAAGGCACAGGGATTCGCATTTGCATTGCTTGTCTTTGAGATGAGTAAACAACAATTCTTTTAACAGATGAAATCTCAGCCTTATTGGTGATAACAAAAGAAATATTCATTGTTCTCTCGAGTGCTTCTCTAACAGTAGTTAAACCACCAGCTGTATTTAAATATGTTTTACTCATTAAGTTATAAGTATCTTGATGAACTACTGCTCTATCGCAAGAGAACACTTCATCATTAAATACAGCACTTCTTTGGTCTGTAATTAACTCTGCAACCTCATCAAACATTTGTTGGCCTGTTAGTGTACTAAATGCACCAGATGCACTACCGATTGCAAAACCAGAAAAGTTTAAAAGCCCCTCAGTTTTAGTGCCGTTACCAAGATAACCTAATTTATCAATAGTTTGTTTATATTTCTCATCATGCGCCGCAATCATTGCAGCTGGTAAGTTTCTATTTTGTAAAGATGCTTTTTGTAGCTCTAAATCCGACCAGCTGGACATCGCTTCTTTATAGTACACAGGGATTGTGTCATCTTCTACACCTAAAGAGATTTTACCTTGAGAGTCTGTCATTTGACCAGCATCTGCAAAGTCACCCTGAATTGACTCTTTTAGCTTTTTGATGGCATCAGCATATCCACCTTCATTATTGATAGTAATTCCAGCGCCTGTTAAAAAAGTAAGCCCCGCGATTCTTTGCTTAAAAATTTCACTAGAGATGTGCTCTAGGTTTCTAGCTAATATTGTCCCACCCGCACTATCTTGAGTAGCAAAGTAATTTTTTGCTATATCAAAAGAGTTTAAGTCATATAGTTTATCTAATGTGTTCGCCATAATTTCCCCTTTACGCCACTAATTCTTTTTTAGCCACCAACCATACATTGGTTGCAACTTCTTTCCAAAATACCCAGCCACTATCAACATTGTTTGTAGCTACTGTTGTAGCTTTTCCAAACTCACCTGCTGTTTGATTTTCAGCGTAAGCAATTCCATATTTGGTTGGAGTAACTCCTGCAACTACATCAACAGTTGCAAATCCTGTAGTAATAACCTCCGCCACACTGTTTGGCAAATCTCCTGTTGTTCTATATGTAGAAACACCAACCTCACCTGCAATTAATCTTCTTGTAATACCTGCGATTTGTGGTGTAGCACTTCCATCAAGATTATCAATCGAACCATTGTCATATTTAACAAATCTACCTTGTACTAAACCATCTTCGAACGTTTCGAAAGCTAATGTTAAACCATTTGTATTTGGAAGTAACTCACCTGAACTTAACCCTACGCTCTCAGCAATAACTGCGTCTTTAAATGCCATTTTATAGCTCCTCCTTTGCCATATCGGCGAATTTCATAGTTCGTGGTTTTGCTTCAAAACCATCAAACGCCTTAGCTTGCGAATCTTTAATAGCTTTTTGTTTTCCAACTGTTTGTGCTATAACAGTTTCATAGACTCCATCAATAAACTCGTTCGATTTTCCATCTAAAGAAATCTTAGAGTTTGCACTAATTATAGATTTTTTCATATCCATAATTGAATCAGTAGCTTTTACATCTACATTTAAACTTTTAGCCGTATCAATTAAGGCAACTTTTTCAGAAACTAAAGCGTCAATAGCTGAATCAGTAGATTTTTTCTTCTCTTCTTCTATATCTTCTTTTAGTTTCTCGTTCTCTCCCTCTAGCTTTTCCATATCTTTTTTCAGCTCTTCTTTTTCATCTTTTAATTTCTTAACAGAATCTTTTAAAGAGTTGATATGGTTAAATACCGTATCGCATACTTCGACCTCAGCGTCACCAATTTTTAGTTTCACCATTGCACTTCCTTTCATATTTTTTGGTTCTTCGTTAATTATAGCAAAATTATCAGCAATGATCTTACACTTAGCTCCACATCGCCCTTTATCAACAATTGCTACGTGGTTGATCTTTATATTAGTTTGTTTATAATCGTAAGCCTTACCATTAAACTCCCCCTTTTCTTTAACCAAATCTTGACTGTACCCAGCTGATATTTCAACCTTGCCATTTTGTATCTTATTTATAAGTTGCTTATCTGTTATTGTCATCTTAGCTTTAATATAATCAATCCCATCTTTGCTAAATGTTTCTATACTAGATACGCTACCTTTAATAAGCTCTTTTGCATTGTCTATATTTACAAACTCTTCAGGATGGTTATCTGTTACAGGTGCATTAATATAAGAGTCTAAGCTATCTTGATTTAAAACTTCTTCCCTTGGTCTATAAACACCTATTACTTTAGATGGGTCGCTTTCAGTATCACCTAGCTCAATCGCTAAATAATCTTGAACTCCAGTCCTAGCTAAAACACCAGTTACTTTTAAAAACCCTGTTTGTTCGTCTATATATTGTTCAAACTTATTAAAGCCTTTGTCTTTTATGAACATATTATTCCTTTCAATCATCTACAAATAGTGGTAAACGAGTGCATCTGCAATTGAAATCAATTCCAGGTGCTAACTCAACCGCTCCAATGCTACTTCTTTTTTTCCACTTGCCTTTTTTAGCGTCTTCTATGCTATCAGCGTAAACTGTATTGTCGTTCATTTTGCATATTTTACCATTTAATACTCTATGCGATTCGCGCACCCTCTCATCTTCACTTGTGCTCCATTCGTATAACTCTACTCCAGCACTCTCATACCTAGCTTTAGTAAGTTGAGAATTTATAACTGCTGTTTCTTGTCTAGCAATCATTTTAATTCTATTTTCTAATTTCCCAAAAAGTGATCTAATACCTTTTATCCCGCTAATATTCTTTTTTATTTGTTCAGGTCGCAAACCGTTACTAATACCATTTTGTATTTCTATTTCTATACCCTTAAAAAACTCTTCGGGAATAGACTTAATTAATACTTCATTCTTTTGTCTTTGCAGTGCTACAATGTCATTAAGCCCTTTTTCATTTACCATAGTTTCAATATCAATCCCTAAGCCCCTATTGACACTTTTTAAAAACTTATCTCTATTTACATTATTTAGTTTATTTACAAAATTGCTACTTATATTTTTAGCTATTAAATCTATCTTGCCCCACTTCTCCCTTAAGTTAGCAAGTATCCACAAAGTAACTAAAGGATTATTATCGGTTGTAATTTTAGCTTCACTTAAAGCTGGATAGAGTTCGTTTCTTACATCGTTCTCCATCTCTTTAACTATTTTTCTAAGTTCTTTATAATAGTAAAGTTCTACAGCTCTACTCTCTTTTATAGGGCTTAATCTTTTTGGCTTTTTGTTTTTCATTTACTATTCTTTAATAGGGTCGTATTCAACAGGCTCAAAGTTTTTCATCTCTTCAAGCAGTTTTCGCTCTTCCTCTATGCTCTCAGGCGTGATTGTTGGATAGTAAGGGTCGTTAGCATATTTTGCTTTAGCTTCAAATTCTGTAATAATTCCTCTGTCTATGTTGATTTGGTCTGTTTGTGCATCTCTATTTCTAATAATAGATTTTTGCTCCTCTGTCATTTGATAGAGTGATTTAAATTCGTAATCAATATCTACATATTCGCCAAATAAAGATTTACTAAGGATAGGGTCTAAATAATCATAAACTTCTCTAAGGGTAGCTCTTTCGTTCGTTTCGATACGATCGTAATAGAACATTAAATCACCAGTGCCGTCATTTGCTAGGCCAGCGCTTTGTATATTCATAAATCTAGTTTTTGGTATATCTGCTGCACTACAAATTAAATCTATAAATACATTGTGAACTGCTTCTAGTCCTGCAAAATTCTTAGCAATATTTGTGTAGTTATCTTTAGAATCCAGCATAAGTCCATTAAAGATAGACTTACCCTCCATCGCAACTTCGCCACGCTTTATGGCTAGTTCATCATTTCCACTTGATACAGCTTCGTTTAAGCCCTCAATGTGGAACACATCTAAATTTGATTGAATTAGTAAATTGATTAAAAGGTCTGGACT